CGCCTTCAATTAAGTTTTTATATTCCTCTAGTTTTTTTTTATCTCTGTTCTTTGTACGCTTATTAATTCAGCAACTGCATAACTTAAACTTTCCATTGCATCATCAGAATCGTAAACTAATTGTAAACTATCGCCTCCGATATAAAGTGTATTTAAAAAACCTTTAATAGCTAATTTACTATCTTTTTGTGCAAGTTTTTGAGCCATATCTCGGCTTGTTGCATCTGGTTTTTTTAAATAAATTGTTGCTTTTTTACTTGCATCATCTTCATCTAAAGGAACAATTAACGTTCTAATAGAACCATGTTTCGCTTTTAATTCAACTACTAATTTTTCATCTTCCATATTTATATTTTTTTTATTTACAAATATAGTAAATAATAGTTACAATAACCAAAGAATATGAGAACAAATTAATTCTAAATCAATATCTAATGAAGTATCTCCAGTTGATGATTTACGGTTATTGCCTGTAAAGCGAACATTTTTTATAACGTGCTTTCTAGGGATTAAACTATCATCTAAAAATAAAACAACAATATCAAATTCAGGTATTTTATTCAAACGTCCTAAAGGAGCAACGGACATAATACCTTCTACTTCCTCCATTTTAAGAGTAATCTTTGCAGTTGGTTCTACTTTGCCATATCCACGAGATACAACATTTTCGCCAGCTCCATAGATATTCTCCATTGCTTGTTTTTCTTCGTATTCGATATTTGTAATACCTGTGATAGGAGCTCCAAGTATTACTACTTGAATATCACTCCATTCATACGATTTGCCATTAATTAATGGTGTTATTAAAATTCCCATGTCTTATTATATTGATAAAGTGAAACCTACATTTACTACTATATTTCTAGCAACTCCTTTAGGTACGATTGAAACACTTACTACTAAAGTTGATGTACTTAATGCAGGTTGTGATGGATCAATAGTTACTGAATAAGCACTTAACTCTGCATCTCTTTGCATAACTGCTAAAGCACTATCTGCTAAAGTTTCAAAGTAACCTATTGTTGCTTCTGTTAAAGTTCCATCAGCGTTAAAGTCTAATGGACTTCCTAAAGCTGGTAAAATAAAAGTTCTTAAACCTCTGATTGCTTTGTTAAAAGTTCTGTTATTTTCAATGTAAGCAAAATCTCCTGTAATAGGTGTTGCTGTATGTGAATCATTAAAATAAGAACCTTCAATACCAATGTGTTTCTTAGGGAAAATATAGCCTAAAGAATCAACCGAGTTAATTAATCCGTCTGTTTGTGCTGAATATAAAACACCGTTCGCAAAAGCTAAAGTATCAAATTCTGTATTAGAAACATTAAATTTACCAATCCAACAAATACTATCAGATACTTTTGCAAATGCAATAGCACCTAATGTAGTGCCTAAACAACCAATTGATTTAGCATTAGCCAACCATAATTGTTTACCGATATTAGCGCCATCTTGACCAAAAACAACTGAAACATTTGGAGCTGCTAAAGCTCTCATATCTGCTAAAGTTGCTAAAGTTGAAGCACTCATTTCGCCTTGATAAACAATTTCTAAAGGTTTATGAACTGATGTATTAGATGTTATAATTGCTTGTAAAGCTGTTACTTGAGTACCTGCAAAAGTTGTTGTTTTTTGGAATATACCTAATTGTCTAAGTTTACCAAGTGAATAATTAACCATTAATGTAACACTTGCAAAAGTAGTAGCATCAGATACACCATAAACACCTACATATAATTGACCTTTTGGTTGCATTCTGAAAAATTCAGATATATGGTAATGTAAAGGGTCAATTTCAGAAGGTACACCAGCTACAACACTTTGAGTTAAAGTACCTGCAAAAGTACCAACTATTGTTACTACATAATTCGTTCCTGTATTTAAAAATACACCTTGTTTTTTTGGTGCAGTTACAGTTACAGTAGCAGTTGAAGGACTAGCTGAATAACCATGTATTGCAGTAGTTAAATTTATTTCAGTTGCTAAACGTAAAGCAGCAGTAGTAGTTGATGCAACGTCAGCAGTAACTTGAGTATAATTAGCTAAAGTTGTTAAAACTCCATCAACTCCTGTTACTTGGTATTTTACAGTATCGCCAACAGCACCTTTATTACTTACTACATAAGTAGACGTTGCTGCAGTAGCTCCTAAACTTGTATTTGTAATTCCTAAAGCCTCAGCTTCGGTAACACTAAAAATCTTTTTTATTCTATCTGTCGATAAAAAACCACTAGGTAAAGTATCGGTATAATACAATAAGCCAGAGATAAAATCCTCTCCTGCTAATGGTCTACCTAAACCTCCTTGTTTTTTTATGAAAGTAACATCATTTGCCATTACTATTTAATTTTTTTAGGTTTCTCGGCTACTTCTTTAGTAGCTTCATTTTTTACAATAAACATTTCTAATTTATTGTTTTTCGCATATTCAGTTACTGCTTCAATTTCTAATTCAGTATCTAAATGCCATATTGATTTATTAGATAAAACAACTACAATTTTAGACGCTTCTAATTCAAATTTTGCAATTTCATTTGCTTCTTTTAAATCCATTTTTAAGGGTATTAAATAAAGGGCAATCATTACAATTGCCCCTTAAAGATTAATATTAGTTAGCTTGAACGATTGATACGATTCCAATTTGAGAGGTTCTCATTTTAGAAGCACCAAACAATTGTAAAGCAGAAACGATTGAACCATAATAAGCAGGATCATTTTCGTTAATAAATACATCAGCACCACCTTTTGCTTTTGCAACAAATGAAGGGTGATATGCTAAAGCAGCTAAATTATCAGTTGTTGCTGCAGTAGTTGGAGCACCATTATCGCTAATAGTTTTCAATACTGGAGTTCCTGTATTATCATAAACAACTACTGTTGAACGAATCATAATATCAAAACCATGAATGCGATTAACAACACCACTAGGTAAAGCAGATTGACCATAAGAATCCATTCTGTAAACATCACTAATAGCTAATAATTGACCGTTGTACATACTTGAAGGCATTACTAAAATACGACCTTCTTGAGGTACGTTTGCAGCATCTAAAATACCTTTTGCAGTTAAAATATCAGCTAAAGTAATTGCTAAACGAGTAGAGGTAGCAGAAGGAGCTAAAGCAGAAGATACAGCAGAACCAGTTGTTTTAACAAAAGTTCCAGCACCAGCAGGAGCCCATTTGTATAATGCTTGGTTAGTTAATACGTCCTCTAAAGTATTGATGTTTTGATTTAAAACACTCATACGTTTATCATAAGAAAGAAAAGCAGTTTCTTGACCTCTTTCAATATGGATTGGCTCAACATAGTAAGTGTCCATTGAATAAGTTAATTCGCTATCAGTTCTTTGAGAAATAGTTGCAGGAAATGCCCCTAAGTTTTTAGTGATAGTTGGATTAGCTCCTGCTTGAGGAACGTGAACTGTTTTGTAGTTTACAAATCCATCGTGATTTACAGCACGATTAATAATTGCATTGTTTTTAAAAAGGTTCTCTTGTATATCAGCCAACCATTGTTCTCTATCTAAAGCCATTTTGTTTTATTTTTAATTGTTATTTTTATTTATTTGTTTATTTATTAATCTACTTGAATTTTTGCGCCTAATGGTAAAAAAATAGTACCATCATACCAAAATCCTTGAGTCCAAGTTTTACCAGCTGCTCCAGTTACTACAGGTGCATCGATACCTGTTCCGAATGTGAAAGTTTCAGTTCCTGTTGTTTTTACTTTTAAAAATAATTTAGCTCCAGCTTTTAAGCTTGATGATAATGTTAAATCTAAAGTACCGTTACCTGTTAAAGTTGGTAAAGTAATGTTAGCTGTTTCTTGATTAGAAATAGTAACTGCAGTTGTTCCTGTAGCCGCTATTGTAATGTCTGATATTGCTCCGAAAGGTGCTTTTATTGTTGGCATAATTTTTAGTTTTTAGATTGATTTTTTAGATTGATTTTTTATAGAATTTATTATACATTTCATTATACACTTCAGGAGTTGAATTTTTAATTTCACTTAATCCTTTAGCATCTTTTTTCTCCCAATCACGAATAGTCCATTCTGAACGGTCTATTGCATCTTTAGAAGCAACAACATTACTAACATTAAAAGCTTTTACAGCTAGTTTAGAGTTAGTAATTTTGTTTAACATATTTTCAACAAAAGAAAAGTTATTAACCGCCATTTCAATAGTAGCATCTTTTTCAGATTCATCTATTTTCTTTTCAGTTATTGCTTTATCAACCATTACAGTTGCTTTGTCTTTTAAGTCATTTAAAGCAGCTTCTTTAGCTTCATTTTCTTTATCTTCAATTACTTTTAAACGAGCTTTTAACTCAGCATTTTCAGCAACTAATTCAGCATTAACAGTATCTTTATTTTCAATAGCATCTATGATGTCCATTTCTGTTGCTTCGTTTTTAAGTTTAAGTAAGTTTATTACTTTCTCCATTTTGTTATTTTTTGGGTTTATTAATTTATTGTATATTAAAGCCATATCGAATAAGTTCTCAACCTTTGGCATTTTTATCTTTTTTTCACTTGAAATTATTTCATCAACTAATCCCATACCTAAACATTGACTAGCATTTAACCAAGTTTCTGCATCCATCATAGTATTCATTTCCTCAACAGAGCATTTAGTCCTATTTGATAAAACAGTTGTTAAAGTGTCTTTTACTAAAGCTAAAATGCCTGAATC